AGATCATGAAGGCGCAGGGAATCGAAGAGGTGGACGCCTCGAAGGCGCCGGAGCATCCGGCCACGGCTTCCGCGTATGACGAGCTGGCGGCTCGGCGGCCCGGATCCATGGGCGCACCCCGTCGTGACGGCAACGGCCGTCGGCGGGGCAGGCGCGTTCAGTAATGGCTCTTCTTGATCACATCAGCCCGTGGGATCCGAGGCTCGTTCTTCCCGAGATGGGGGACCAGACGCCCCGGGTCTACTGTGTTCCGCCCAAGATCAGTACGCGTGGTCGGGAAGCTGTCGAACTTGCCGAAATGGCGGGCCTCACCATGGACCCGTGGGAAGCCCTCGCGCTTGATGAGCTGCTCGGCGTACAGGACGACGGCCGATGGGCTTCCAAGGAGTTCGGGCTGATCGCCGGGCGCCAGAACGGCAAGGACGTAGTCCTCGAAGCGCGTGAGCTGTTCGGCTTGTTCCTCGCCGAGGACGATGAACTGATCATCCATTCGGCACACCTGTTCGACACCTCGCTGAGGCACTTCCAGCGGGTGGAAGAACTGATCATGGCATCGCCGGATCTCGACCGGTTCCTCGTCACTCACAAGGGCAGCGTCAGCCGGAGTCACGGCAAAGAAGGCTTCGAGATCATCAGGGACGGGGTAAAGCGCGAGTTGCGCTTCCGTACGCGCACCGAGGGTGGCGGCCGTGGCTGGACGTGCGACTGTCTGATCTTCAATGAAGCGATGATCCTCAGCGGCGTCACGGTCGGCGCGATTCTCCCGACCCTGTCCGCTGTTCCAAACCCGCAGGTGATCTACGCGGGCTCAGCCGGTATGAAGCACTCGACCGCGCTCGGCCGGTTGCGGAGGCGCGGCATGCGCGGCGAGCCGCGTGTCTCGTTTCTGGAGTGGTCGGCGGAGGAGTGCTCCCAATTCTGCCCCGAGAACTGCGAGGAACACGACCAGAAGCGTTTCAAGGTCCGGCCCGGAATGACCGAGGAAGAGATCATCCGGAAGACCAACCGGCTTATCCGCTCGTACGCCAAAGCCAATCCCGGGTGGGGTATCCGGATCGGTGGTGTGAACGATGCGCAGCAGTCCTTCGAGCACATCGAAGCCGAGAAGCGGCAGATGGACCCCGAGGAATTCGACCGCGAACGTCTCGGTCTCGGTGACTGGCCGGTGGAAGACGACGCGTGGCTTGTGATCAGTGAAGCGGCCTGGAAAACCTGTGCTGATCCCACCTCGTCGCCGGTCGCGCCGGTTGCCTTCGCCATCGACATGACGCCTGATCGTAGATATGCGTGCATCGTGGTGGCCGGTATCAACCAGGACGGCCTCGCGCATATCGAGATCACCGGCGCTGACGAGCTGGACCACCGGCCGGGCGACCGGTGGGTGGTGGCCCGGGTCGAGGAACTGATCGAGCGCTGGAACCCCTGCGCCATCGTGATCGACAGAGCCAGTCAGGCGGGTTCACTGATCAAGGATCTCGAAAAGGACGGCAGCGTGATGAAGCGACGCGGCATGGAAGTCACCTGTCCCACGGCCCGAGACTACGCGCAGGCGTGCGGGTGGTTCGGTTCCGCGATCATGACTACGAACGGTCAGCCCCAGCTCCTCGCGCACCGGGACCAGTTGCCCATGACGCTCGCGGTTTCCGGCGCGGCGAAGCGCGATCTCGCAGAACTGTGGGCATGGGACCGGAAATCCACCACGACCGACATCTCTCCGCTTGTCGCGGCCACACTCGCGGTATGGGGCTTCCAGACCAAGTCGAGTGACCATGAGCCGACTGCCCCGTGGGTGGTGACGAGGTGACTCATCGTGAAGCCCTGATCTTCGTTCTGATTTCGGTTGCTATGATCGCGACGGGACTCACCTGGATCTTCGGACCGTGGGCTCTCTTCGGTACTGGTCTCGCGGTCCTGATCGGCGTGCCGCTACTGGTGGACGAACGCGAGGAGGACAAGCCTGATGGCTAAGCTGTGGCGGTCCCTTCTCGGACGGCCGGAAGAGCGCGGGGACCCGGTCATCTCCATGGCCGAATGGTACGAGCAGATGACCTATCAGGGCCTTGGCTATCTGCTGTCCGGTACCACCACTTCGAACGATACCGAGTCGATCGAGAACTCATTCCTCGGCTACATCCACGGTCTGTACAAGAGCAACGGCATTGTTTTCGCGTGCATGGAGGCGCGGCGCTCGGTGTTCTCACAGGCCCGGTTCCAGTTCCAGCGGATCACGAACGGGCGCCCCGGTGATCTCTTCGGATCGGCGTCGCTGGCGTTGCTGGAGAACCCTTGGCCGAACGGAACTACGGGCGAGCTTCTGTCCCGTGCGATTCAGGACGTAGATCTTTCCGGGAATCACTACGTGGTGCGTGAGAGTGATCGGCTCCGGCGCCTCCGGCCGGACTGGGTACAGATCCTGCTGAGTGCCCCGCCGGACCAGGCCGTAGAGTCCGATGTGGTCGGGTACGCGTACTATCCCGGCGGCATCAACAACGGTGCTCCGAAGATCTACTTCCCCGAGGAAATGGCGCACTGGTCTCCCATCCCGGACCCGGAGGCGCAGTATCGGGGCATGTCGTGGCTGACGCCGGTGCTTCGGGAGATTCAGGCCGACAAGGCGTATACCGATCACAAGGCGAAGTTCGTCAGCAACGCGGCCACCCCCAAGCTGGCAGTGTCCGTCAAGGACACCGTTACCAAAGCTCAGTTCCTCGAACTGATGGAAGCCTTCGAGGCGTCCAACGGGGGCATCGAGAACGCGTATAAAACGATGTACCTCGGCGGCGGCACGGACGTCAGTATCGTCGGCGCGAACATGCTTCAGATGGACTTCAAGTCGGTTCAGGGCAGTGGAGAAACGCGCATCGCCGCCGCTGCCGGAGTGCCGTCCGTGGTGGTCGGGTTCTCCGAGGGCATGCAGGGGTCGAGCCTCAACTCGGGCAACTACAAGTCAGCCAAGGAATCGTTCGCGGACAAGACTCTCCGGTCCTTGTGGCAGTCGGTGTCCGCTGCCTACCAGTCGATCACCCCCATGCCCACGGCTAGTCGGTCCGTACGGCTCTGGTACGACGACCGGGACATCGCGTTCCTGCGCACTGATCAGCTAGAAGCTGCCAAGATCATGTCGGAAAACTCGACATCCGTGATCAAGTTCGTGCAGGGCGGTTTCACTCCGGAATCGTCTGTGAAGGCTGTAGCGGCAGGTGACGTCACGCTGCTCCAGCACACCGGCCTGGTTTCGGTGCAGTTGCTCGCTCCGGGCGAGACACCCGACGGGGAGACACCTCCTGACGGCAGTGCTCCGGAGCTTCCGCCCGGCGAAGAGCCGAAGGAACTCCCGCCAGGATCCGATCAGCTACCGTCATCCAAGGACCCGCAGTCCGAGCAGGCCCCGAAGGGGGGCGCAACATGACCGATCAAATCGAAACGATCGAGGGTCCTCCTGTCAGGCTTCCGGTTCCGGTATGCCGCACACAGTCGGATCTCGGCGAGGTACGCCTGGAACGCGCGGAGAAGGACGGTGGCCCGGACGTCCACGTGATGGAAGGCCACTTCTCGGCGTTCGGCAACTGGTACGAGATCAATTCGCAGTTCGAGGGCCGGTTCCTTGAGCGCATCGCGTCCGGCGCGTTCAAGAAGACCTTCAACGACGACGCGGCCCGGAAGAACGCGGGCGAGAAGATCAAGGTTCTCCTCGAACATGGCCATGACCCGCAGGTGGCTGACAAGCCCCTCGGTGTGCCCCGGGTCCTGGAAGAGGACGGCCACGGAGCGCGGTACGAAGTGCCGCTGCTCGACACGTCCTACGTGCGCGACCTCCGGCCCGCGCTGGAAGCCGGTGCGTACGGGTCTTCGTTCCGCTTCCGGGTTCTACAGGACGAGTGGATCGAAGAGCCCGAGCGCTCCAGCTCCAACCCGAACGGAATCCCCGAGCGGACCGTGAAGGAAGTCAAGGTCATGGAGTTCGGGCCGACCATGTTCCCGGCCAACTCCGAATCCTCGGCCGGGCTGCGGTCCACCACGGACGAGTATTACGAGGCGCTGAAGCGGCGGCGGCCGGAGGAGTTCGAGACGGCGTTCCGGTCCGCGCGCGAGACGCGCGAGGCAGCGGCTCCGGTGGAGACCATCACTGGTAACGGGTACTGCACCTGTGAACGTGGCCTGCTCTGCTACTGCGAGGGGTGCGTCTGCCCTGGCACTGCGTCCGTGGCACTCGCGCGCTCCGAGGTGATTGTCAGCCTGCTCGACGCTGGGTACACCGAAGACCAGGTCGCGGAGATCATGCCGCCGGTCCCGACTCACGTGGACGACGTCCGGGCGCAAGCCGACTACATGTTCGCCCTGGCCCGGATCATGTCTGCCGGTGACGCAGTAGAAGCCATTCGCGCGGCCGATCCGGCGAAGCCCTACGGTGACGTGCCGTATGCTGACCCCGGATACCAGAAGGACAAGAAGAAGCGCTACCCGCTGGACTCGAAGGATCATGTTCAGGCAGCATGGTCCTACATCAACCAGCCGGACAACGCGGGCAAGTACTCCCCGGAGCACCTTGGTCCCATCAAGGACAAGATCAAGGCCGCTGCGAAGAAGCTCGGCATCACGATCGCAGACGACGAGAAGAAGAGCACGACCACCCCGCCGGTGACCCCGGCGCAGGGCACTCCGGCCAAGGCCGTAGCCGCCGCTCCCGCAGTACCTCGGAGCCGCGTAAGCACTCCAACTCCCCCGAAGGCAGAGGCAGTTCAAAGGAGTGCTCGCATGGACGAGCTGACCATGACGGTGTCTGAGCGCGAGCAGCGCCAGGCTGAGATCCGTACCCGGCTTCAGGAACTCGACGCGGAGTACAACGGTGCTGTCCTCCCCGAGGAGCGGCAGACCGAGTGGGACTCGATCAGCGCGGAGTACGAGGAGCACACCGCGAGCATCGCGGCGGCCAACGCGCGTGCCCAGCGTCTCGCGGCTCTCGCGGGTTCCGCGAGCACCGAGGACGGTACGCCGTTCACTCCGCCCAACGTGATCAAGAAGCGCACCGCAGAGAACATCTACGACATCACGTCGCTCCGGCGTGACGCGCGCAACGTGGACGAACTGACTCGCGCCATGCAGGACAACGCTCTCCGCGCCGTCGAGATGAACCACTACGACTCGGTCAACGACGAGGACGCCACGCGCGGCCACATCGAGCGGCTGCTCCGTCGGGTGGACGACAAGGACGGCACCCTGGCACGCGGCATCCTCCAGACCGGCTCGGCGGTGTACGACCGGGCGTTCGGCAAGGCGGCCCTCGCGGGGTCCCTGAACGGTCTCTCGAACGAAGAGCGCGCGGCCCTCGCAGTCGGCGCGACCACAACCGGTGGCTTCGCGGTCCCGTTCAACCTGGACCCCACCGTGATCCTCACGGACGCCGGAGTGGTCAACCCGATCCGGCAGATCGCCCGTGTCGTGCAGATCGTCGGCAAGCAGTGGCAGGGCGTCACGTCGGCCGGGATCACCGTGTCCCGTGCGGCGGAAGCGGGCGAAGCCGGAGACAACGCCCCGACGATCGCGCAGCCGACCGTGACCCCGAGCCGCGTTCAGGGCTTCGTCCCGTTCAGCTTCGAGATCGACCAGGACTGGTCGCAGATGCGCGGCGAGCTGGCGACCATGTTCGCCGAAGCCAAGGACACCGAAGAGGCCACGGCGTTCATCATCGGCAACGGCA